CTTCACCTGGCCGTAGATGGTGGGCGTCAGAAAGTTGTAGGCGTCGTTTATCTTGAGGATGCCCTTGACCGGATCCTCTGCAATGGCCGCAAACTCCTTGACCAGGGTCTCCACATCGCGGGCGCCGGTCTCGGCCATCGCCGAAATGGCCGCACCCACTTCCTCCATTTGCCCGGCCGCGACCTTTCCGGATCCGGCCAGCTGGTTGAGGATCTCGGCGGCGCTGCCCTGGGTGCCTGACACCTTGCCGATGCTCTCCGCCACCACAGACAGCTCGCTGGCCGTGACACCCGCCCGATAGCCCGTGATCGCCAGGGTCTTCTCGTAGGCCTCGGCTTCGGACGACCCCTGCACCCACGCGGCGGTCAGCACGCCCACGCCAGCAGCAGCCAGCGTAAACGGCCCGACCAGGCCGGCCACATAGCCACCCACGGCTTTCGCCGCCGCGCCTACCCCGCCGAAGCTGTCTTTGAGCTGCCCGCCCTGCTGCATCAACACCATCATGGGCGGCATGCCCGACGCCAGGGACGTGAAGATGTCAGTGAACTGCATGGGCAGTTGCCGCATGGCCTGGGCAGTCTGACCGGCAGAAACACCAAGCCTGGCCACGTGCCCAGCCGCTTCATTGGCTGCACCACCCCCGGCATTGATCCCCGCCACGGCGGCAGGGCTGACCACGCCGGTCATCGCCGCCTGAGCCGTGCCCGCGGCCGACTCAGCACGATCCAGGGTCGCCGCAACCTCGTCGAATGCCTTGTCGACCTTCTTGGCCTCGACCACCGCCGACGTTGCGTCGCCGGTGATACGGATGCCATAAACGATGTCGCGGTTTGCCATGCGGATGTGCCAATAAGCCCCTGGGAGTGGGGCCGATCATCCGCGCGCGCGTGAAAAGGGGTCAGGCGGAACCGCTTCCGCCTGACTTTACCTACTTGAGCTTCTTTAGGCCGACTTGGGTTCGATCCCCAGGGTAAAACGGAGGAAGGAACGACGGATCTAAGATGGTAGGCAAGCGCTCTTTTGCGAGACGCTTGGACAGCGCTGTCTCCGAGTGTTCGAAGACCGGGGCATATCGAGAAGCCAGCAGTCCATTTTTCTGATCATCCAACATCTGAATCACCTGGCCCAGACGGAAGAGATTGAAGGCTCGCTTGTTGATAGCCTGACATAGCATTGCTCTTCGCTCGTCCTCGGAACGCTCACCCAGGCGATCCCCGGGAGAGAGTCTGCGCACGGAGTACCAAACATCGTCGCCTGGCCAACGCTTCGTTTCGCGGAACTGCTGAGCCCACTCTTCGAACCACGGCCAGTCAAAGTAACCGACCGTCAAGGGACGAATGGAGCGCTCATCATTCCGCCCAATCGCGAGCCGCCCGATGTTTGCGACCGCACGATCTCCCAAAGATGATCCATGCAGAATCTCCCGAGCGGCCCTCTCGAACAAGGGCACTTCAGTTGGCGAGATGTAGACATCCATTCTTGCACCCCAAAAATGACAACAGCCAGGATTCTCCCCCGGCTGCGTCACACCAACAATGCTACTGGGAATACATCACAGCCAGCGCCTCATCTTGCATGGCACGCAGGCCGTCCTTGATGCGATCCCACTCTGCCCGGCCAGGCTCGTAGCCCATCAGGGCCCGCACCTGCACCCAGTCCAACCCCTGCCGCACGGGTGGCCCCATGCCACCGCCTACCCACCGCCAGCAGCCCCAGGCTTCGGCCCACAGCGCGAAGATATCCGCGTTGCAGGCATACACCTCGCAGGCCGGCGCGCCGCTCGCCATCCGCTGGCGCGCCTGCTCGGCTTGATCGTGCAGCCCGAACGCCTCCAGGTCTTTCACGAGCTCGTCCGTGCCGGCACTGCGCTCTTTGTTGAGCTCTACCCAGCGGCGGGCGGCGGCACGGAGTTTCCCAGCGCAGCACCCGGCTGATCGGGTGCAACGCCGTAGCGGATCTGGCGCAGGGCCGTGTTGATACCAACCGACAGCGCCCGGCCGTGCACCCCCATGACCTGCGCCTTGAACAGCTCGACGGAGAATGAGATCGCCTCGCCGTTTTCACTCTTCACGTCGTCCCAACCCACCAGCACTTCGGCAAACTTGTCCGCATTGCGGGCCAGCACCTCGGAGAGCGGCAGTGCCGCGACCTGGGCCGGAACAGCCTCGAGGTCTGCGACTACATCTTCGATCACCGGCTTATCGCTCCAGGCATCAAACTCCGCCTCGGAGAGCACTCGGAAGATGCCCGTGAACTGCCACTCCTCGAAGCGACCATTATCTGCCGGAACACAAACAGCCACGGGCCACCGGACGGTGGGATTCGCTACGATGACAAATGCCTTGCTCATATCTTCGTTACTCCAGGCGTTACATGAAAGTGAAAGCCAGTTCGTCGTTACCGGCGACGGGCTTCAAGTCGAAGTTCAGGGTGTAGGCGACCATCTTCTCCACGTCGGCGTAGTTCGCCCCCGTCAGCACGGCCTTGGCATCCACCTTCAGCTTCTTGCCTGCAGCGGAGCCGTGAGTCACCGACAGCGTGATGTCGGCGGCCGTCTTCGCGAGGGTGAAGGGGTTGAAGGTGGCCAGATCGGGCGCCAGCACCGTCGCAGTGCCTGTCGGGGCGCGGTCGTTGATCTCGACGCCCGTCTGAGGGCCGGGCAGGTTCAGACGGGCGCGCTCGGTCGCCAGCGACAGATCCAGGGCACTGAAGGCCATGGCCGTGGCGTTGATCGTGAGCGGCGAGGTGTTCGTTGCATTGACCGGCTCTTCCAGGGGCCAGCCAGTGCGAGTTACCGCCGGCATCGCCACCGCTGCCGGATCCATGAAGACGGCATCGAACTCGAACTTGAAGACCGGAATGGCCTTGGCGTTGAGCGTCAGGCCGACGGTGCCGCGCGAGCCGATCATCTGGTGGTTGGTGCCATCCACGTTGATGTAGATCGAGACGGCCGGAATCGCCTCGCTGATCAAGTTGTAGGTCACCGAGACACCGGCCTCCGTCGTCGCCGCCATGCCGCAGGCCTTGAGCAGAGCATCGACCTTCGGCACCGTGCCAGCAGCGCCCGCACCGGCCGCCAGCACTTCGAAGGTCACCTTGCACCAGTTGGCCACCACGATCTTGCCGGCGTGGCCCATGTAGGGCAGCACGATGCCGCGATCGACGGTCTCGCCGTCGTAAGGGGTGAGGGTGAGGTTGCGCGCCTCAATCCAGTTGGCGGCGCCAGTCGGCACGGCGTCGGTGCCAACGGTGGTCTCCAGCTTGGCCAGCAGGGCCTTCTTGTCGAACTTGCGCGGACTCGCGAGAATGTTGGGCATGGGTTACTCCTGGGGTTGATCGGCAGGCGCCGCAGCAGGCGCAGGCACGGAGGGCACACGGCGACCATCGGCACCGATGACGTAGTCGCCACCCTTGCCCCAATGCTCGTCGCCGACGTGTCGGAACGGATCCACCTGGCTGCCCAGGTCATTGCCGGCGGGCTCGCCAGCCTTGCGCTTGGTACTCACAACACCTCCTGGTAGTTGGTCACAAAGTCGTCCTGCCACCACAGCAGGTTGTTCGATAGCTTGATGAGGCACCCGCCGCCGAACGCGAAGCCCTGAAGGCACCCCTCGGGCACCCATGACAGCAAGGCGGCAAACACAGCCCGGCGCACTGCCACCAGCTCGCTGATGTCGCGCTCGCCGTAGGCCGATGCATTGCTCACCACGACCACCACGCCCACCGCCACATCCACGAGCTGGCTGAACTGGGCGGCAGTGGGCGGCTCGGTGGGTCGCTCGGCGAGTGGAATCACGTAGGCCGCCGGCACGGCTGCCAGATGGTCCTCAACCGCGTCCAGGCCGGCAGCACTGCCCACGTCACGCAGCACCGCACACTCAGCCCGAAGCCGCGCAGTGACCACGCTGGGCAGGTCGGGGATCAACGCACGCCCCAACCGCCCACGCGGGGCGGCACAACCATCTGCACCAGGTTCGCCTGGCTGGACGCGTCGGGCGCAGCACCGGAGGCGAGAGGTAGGCCCGCTTTACCGGCAGCCACATCCCGCAGAAAACGAAGGGCACGCTCGTAGTTTTGAGCCACCGCCTCGCCGGCGCCGAGCCTGTGAAGATGGAACAGAGCGATGTCGCAGCAGTAGCCGCGCACCGTTACAGGCACTTCGGGGAGCGGGGTCGAGTAACGGGGTGACAAATAGCTGTCGATCTCAGCCGACGCGCGGGCGAGCTTTTCCTCAACACGGCTGACGACGACTGCATTCGTCCGCACGGTGTCGATGTCGGTGAGCTTGATGAGAAGGGGTTCGCCGACGGCCTCGATGAGATCGGCGAGAGTGGCGTAGGCCATGGTGCGCGGCGCGTTGTCGTGATGGGCACGATCTTCCGCGCGCGCGCGATGGGATGTCAGGCGGAAGCGGTTCCGCCCAATCTAGGAGTACATAGTTTCGAGGCGAATCTATCCTGGCATACGCCGAGCAAGGAAGCACGCTCTGTGAATTGCGCCAACCCCAGCCAGGACAAGTCCTTGAAAGTAGTAGCCAACTAGCATGCGTTGGGCCGCAAGCGGGTGCGTCTTGTAGGTCTCGACAATCAGCGACCTGATCTCATGCGGCCGGATCCCACCGATCCTCCGCTCGCCCAGGGCGGCGACGAAACGCGCGATATGGGCGCGAGGGTTCGGAAGCTGGGCACCCACCGCCCGATTGTTGTGGAAATGATCGACATAAAGACAAGGCCCCGGTCGATGCCGGGGCCAGAAGACTGGAAGAGAAGGCCCTAGGAATCGGGCGCAACAGGTGCTACAAACAGACTCCAAGGGCGTGAGGAACGAACTTCACTTAGTGCTTGAAGTTGAATTGTGCAATTTGCATAATCATATGCCTGTGAAAATTCAAGTTTTTATGCGTGCAATGACAATACTAGACCACAAAAACTTCAGGCTGTCTCTTGGGGAAAGGAGGTTCCTCGAGAGAATTGGATACCTGGAGTTCTACTACCGCAGAGTTCCACATCAGATAACGAGTGCTATCTATAAATTTGTTAGGGCGCCGGAACACGCGGACGCACTAGCAAAAGGCGATGTTTACGTCAGTACGTTGAACGCGTGTCGCGCATATGAGTGCAGCGAACGCGGCGACCCAGGAGAAGGTACCCTCACGCATTTCATCAATAGATTTGTTGGAACGGGAGACGAGTGGAAAGCCGCCGACCCGCTTCGCGGCAGGCGTCTTGATATTGCTGGACCTATGAACGTCGTCATTTCGGATTGCGAGCTAACGCTGGTGGCTCGCGATGGATACGTGTTCTGTGCGACGGATACCTTCGATTTTGAACGCATGGCGGAGAGCTTTGGCCATTATTGCGTGAGAATTAGAAATCCGCTGTTCTTTCAGTTGGCGCTGTGCCACCGACTGGCCATTAACCTGCCCGTCCTGGAGCACTGGGGCCAATTGGTTCAATACACAGGCAGGAACATAGTCGACACTCAGCCGCTGGTATCACGCGAGTTTTTTTTAAAACCGAAGCGGTATGAGGGACAGCGAGAGTTCAGAATCGTTGCGATGGCTCACGATCCAGCGCATCGATACGAACCACACACTGTTCGCGTTGATAATATTTCAAGATTTATTGAACGCATTAGGTAATTTTGGTGTTGTCGTTAATTTGATAATAATCACAGAGCTGAAAATATAAGTTGGATATGCCCCTAGCTTGCCGTACAGGCAATCGCGATCTGGCCTCCATGTACAACAGGTGAATCAAGTGTTACCTCCGTTGATTCGATTACTGTTACGGCCCACCCTTCTGCGACAGCAGGCAGCGAGATTAAACTCAGGGAGCTGCTTTTGTGGAAATCCAGCGTGACGATGATGTCGTCACCCTCCCAATACCACGTCGATACCGTCGCGTCAGGCACCTTCTGCGGGTTGTAGGTGTGGCGGTACGCGACCCCCGTGCTGCGGAGATCGTATCAGCGCAACAGTGGATTAAGCACAGACCCTTTGGAAGGAGAAGTTTCGATGGCAAAGAAAGAACAACGCGAACAGGAACGGATTGCCCGCCCCCCGGAGGAGTTACAGCAACTGCTAGATGAACATCTCGATGTACTCGTCACGTTGTGCGAACACTACGACCTTGGCAAGCGACATTTTGCTGCGGACATAGCACAGAATCTTCGGGTGCTGCTTCATCACAACCCGAAGGGGCGGATGCCATCGATCTCGCTTTTGCACCAAGCTGGCCTCGAAGAAATAGCATTCCTCGACACAACGAAAACCATACTTAATAACTCCGGATCGTCTCCTGCACATCGATTCCATGTTGAGCCTGCAGCTGGATTGGTGCTGCTTTGCGTAAGAGAGTCTGATGGCGTTCAGTTGATAGAATGCGAGCCAACTATTTCCGTCATTGCCCCGATGGAGGCCATAGGTAGCTCATACTCTGATTGGTGGACTTCCACCATACTGACTTCTGCGACTGGCGCTGTATTTTCTCGTCAGAAGATCGTCACTCAAATGGCGAATCAAGATAGGGGTGCGCACGTCGCTCCTGGCATCGAGAAAGCCTATTTCGAACTGACGAGATGTGCAGCCGTTTCGATCCAGGTTGCAGTTATAAATGGCGGCAATGCGGTGACGAACCTCCATGTCTCTGACAATCCAAAGAACGTGATACTCCCCGCGCGAGACGGCCTAGGGGTAAAAATGGCGCGAGCACTCATCAGACAGATTGCCAACGAGGCCCTCTCTACGCTCCTTCCACCCTATGCGCCTTACCATCAGACAGCCCTCGAAAGAGCGAATCTATCCGGCGCCATGCCTTTCGTGATTGCACATCTATCACCTACCAATTCAGCTTGAGGCCTTCGTTGCGATGCTGCGTAAACCTCAGAGTAGGACATTGGAAATGTTGTAGCAGTCGAAACAAGCGAACGAGAATGAACCTGAGAATGTGCCCGATCCACTTGCAGGCTTGTAGCTAATCCACAGTGTTGCCTGGGTGAGATCCGGTGGCACGACGATCTCACCCTCATAATACGTCTCTCCGAAACTGGAAGACGTGTCAAAAAGATACAGGCTAAAATTTGGCGCCACGGATCGGACGAGGCTTAGTCGCGCGGCGAGCCGACAATTGCTGGAGTTTGTAAATTTGAAATATCCACTGATCTTCACGCGATCTCCCGCGGCAAACTGACCACCCGCGTGCAGGTAGCGGTAAAAATCTCCACTTCCCGCCAGGTTCGTCAGCATCGCATCAGCCCAGTTTCCCCGGACAGGTGCAGAGGCTGCAGATGGTGCGATTGAGGTTGGAGCTATACCGTTCTGGCTCCAACCTGCCGGAAGTCCCGCTCCCGTAAGGTTCAAGACGTTTCCGAACGACGGATATATGCCTGCGCTTCCCGCATTCGACCGGGGCAAGAGCGGTGCCGGACGGCGCGCGCGGAGCTGGGCAACGATCTCAGCAGCGACTGCATCGTGCACGGCCTGTGGAGGATGGATGCCGTCTGCGACGCTGGCGGCAGCATTCCAGGTCCCATCCGTGTCGATCCAGGCCAGCCAAGGGTCAACAAAAATGACTTTGTTGTC